AACATCGGCACCGTATTCGCCATCTGATTCTAATACCAAATGTCCGATACCAAATGTAGGGTAACCTAAGTGATCTAAGTAAATCTCATTCACCTGACCTTCATCAATAATTAATTGCTTGCGCAGTTTTTCAATATCCATTACAACTCCTATTTAATAATTTTGCTAATTAGATCTTCAAATTGCTCTATCTTCTCTACTCTATTTGGCCATAGAATATATTCCTTATCAGGATTTTTCTTTAGGTTGCTAAGTAGTGGAAGGATAGAATTATAAAGTTTATTTAATTTATCTTCTAGTTCTTTAGCTTCAGCGGATGCATCAGAAGCTACAGTCTTAACCGACTGTACCGCTTCTAGTTCATCTTCATCTACAGCTGTAAAACCAAAATCAAAATCTAAAAGATTATCTGACATAAAACTATTCCTCGTGTATAGTCTTATTTATAATACTTTTGATCCTATTGCGATCGTTTTGTTTCTTTTTATTTGGTACAACTTGGTGGCGTTTAAAGGGACTATTCTGGTCGAATAGTACTCGGTGGAATCTTGTCTTTGGAACTTTCTTTTTCATCGCCTTTCTTAGTTTCTTTCTTGCCAAATATCGCATCATAATTATCGTTATACTTTTTGGTATCAACAGATCTTTGACGACTGCCTTTACCACCGTGCCATGTGCTCATATTAATTGTTACTCTTTACATACATTAAGTTAGGCGAAAAATTTCTTTCTTGTTGATCCATATGCTCTGAGTGCATACTATACCATTCAAGTGCGAGTGTCTTCTTAGTAAAGGTAGGGCTTACAACCTTACCTGCGCTTTTCCAAAAATATTCGATCCAACCGTCTTGAACAATAGATTCTAATTTCACTATTTTCCTTGCCCTCTGTATTTTTTAAATGCTCGTTTTCTGTCTTTATTCATTGTAGCAGTGGAAGGATTTCTACCAATACTGGTTCCCTTCTTAGTTGCTACGATTGATGATGTAAAACCCTTTGCTTTTGCCATATTATTTATATTTCCCCAGTGATATGTTTGTAAATATCTTTCCATTTATAGTATCTTGGTATGATACCATCGTAATCTTTATTATGCTCGTGAGCTACGAGTATTGAATTAAGACCTAGGGATTCACCAAGCTTGGCATTCTTTGGTTTATCTTCTATCCACCAACATTCAGTTCCTTCGTATGGTGCAAGTGCTTCATCTTTATCGTCACCACAACCGAGGATAATATAGTCGTCAAATATGTTATCGCCAAACAGTAGCTCTAGGTTTTGAATTCGTAGCTTCTGTGCATATTTATTAGTACTAAGAGATGTAATGCAGTGAAACTTATAGCCATGGAACATATTTAATCGTTTCATATAATAAACTGCATCTCTGAGCGGAGGTAGAAATGCTATTGCTGCTGAGTCATTAAACTCTCGAACTAGCTTTTTGCCTTCAGCTCTCGTAATACCAAATTGAGCACCAACATTGTACTCTTGAGGATTGGTAGGTTTTAACTTCTTTTCTAATTGCATCCAATGACGAAACGCGTATTCCCAATCGCATAACACGCCGTCGCAATCTGTTAATATAATATTTTCTTTCATAATTTATCTACCGAATAGTTTCTCTCTTCTGTATTCGTTAATCACATTCCATAACTTTTCAGTCCAGTTGTCTCTATGTTCTATAAAGACCTGTGGTTCATCATTATCCACAGCAATCATTACGACCAATTGAGTTATAGGAATACCTGTTCTTTCTTCCCACATGATTGAATAAGCACAGCATTGCATAAAGTAGCTTTCAATCCATTCTTTTTTCTTAGGTTTACGAGAAGTCTTATAGTCGATAATAGAATCTTTACCATCCCATACACCGACACAATCCACACGACCAGCTAATCCTAGATGTGAAGAGTATAGTGGAGCTTCTTGAGCATAGACCTTATTAAGTCTGGTATCCAATATACTCTTCACATCATAGAACGACTGCATTATATGAGGCATTACGCCCTTACCAAAATCTTCATCATTGTCTACATATTTTTCTAGAAGATCATGTACTGCAGTACCCCTCGTAGAAGCTTTACGGCTAATTCGATTAGCCTCTTCCTCTCCTACTCTTGCTCTCCATTCTGCTATCTTATCCCTTGATAATATGGATAAGACTGTAGTGATACTAGGATATTTCGTTCCATCAGGCGTAGTATACATTCTACCGTTGCCAGTAGAATTTGCTGAAAGATCGTCATAACCCAGATCAACTGGTTCGTGTATAAAACTCATGATTGTTTTCGCCAAGGTTTTTTAGCACCATCTTTTGGTTTACCTTGCGCGGCCATCTCCGATTTATATCCATTTACAATAAAACTTAATTTATATTTGTCGATTAAGTGTGAGTTCTCAATAGCTTTCATTACCGCTTTGAGTTCTTTCATTCGCGTATCAGAACATGAACGTTGTGTTTGCTTATGTGCAATACCATATAGTTCATATCGTTGTGTTAGACTTAAGGGCTTAATTAGCTCATTCGCTTCTTGATCATAGTTACGATTATCTTCCTTCTCTTCATATCGCCATTTACTCATTTTATAACTCGCTTTATTAATTTTATATGGCTATTATACCATAATTTAGAATGAATGTACACTATAATTTGCCACTTTCATACAATTCTTTTGTCATTATAAAGTCTCGTACAAATCCACTTCGTACGATATCGTCCCATTTAAATTCAATATGCTCGAATCGATTCATGTGTTCAATGATATTAATAAACTCTCTAATACCATTTCTATCGTTCTGACCTCTGAAGTCTGACTGGTAATAATCGCCTGCCATAATAAATCGACATCCTTCATCAAGTCTTGTAATGACTGAGCATAACTCATGGTAGTTACAATTTTGAGATTCATCGACTATAACAACAGCATTCTTAATCGTTAAACCTCGAATGAACGAAGTAGTTTGAAACTCAATTGTTTTATTAAGCCTTGTAAGTTTATCCCACGCTTCGTTATCGTCGAATAAATCATTAACAATTGCCCTATATGGTGCAGTGTATGCGTCTTCTTTTTCTTCTTGCGTACCAGGTAGGAAACCCATATCTCTCGTTGGTACTGCCGATCGCACAATAACAACCTTTTCGTATTCTTTCTTTAACACAGCTTCGAGTGCTAGGTATAAAGAGATAAATGTCTTACCTGTACCAGCAGATCCATCTAAACACATATGATTACCAGAAGCAAATGCCTCAAAGGCGCGCTTCTGATTCTTAGTTAATGGATCTAATTTAGCAAGGTGTTCTATTCTTAAGACTGAAGGCTTCTTACTCATTTAGTTTCAATCCGATGTCTATCTTTTGGAGGCATTCCGCTCTTTATTCTCTCTTGTACATCTTTCCAACCACTACCAGCCTTTGTTAACATATCAGGTCCTGCTGAATAATTTAAAGCTGCAACCTTAGTGTATACTCTTTGCAGGTGTGGATTATCTAATAAAAACTGATCATATTCAGATATCTTAACCATGTGCTCTTCGAGCTCATCAGTTTCGCTATTCTTAAAATCATACAATGGCATAATTAAACCACTCCGGTACGTTACGTTTGGTCCACTTCATCGCGAACCGCTCTTGTTTAGTTTGGTAAAATGCGCGGTACGATTTAACTGGATCCTCGAACATACATTCAGGGTTTGAACCCATAGCCAATCTGAAAGGTGATTTGCTATCTGTAAATGTAATATTCTTTGGTGGATTTCTCAACACCGTGGCTAGTTTTGTTTCAGTAGCATGAACTTTACCATACCTATATGTATACTCATCACAGAGTGCAATGAAATGTTTATAGTGCCATTCATAGTTACTTGCATTTTCACGAGTCCATACTGTACAAGGGTGATTCATATGCACTGCCTTGTATAGAATATTCTCTTTGTATCCATCGAGTTTCCAGTATTTAACCATACGCTTACCAGACTTTGATGGTCTCATTTCAATTGTACCATCCAGCATCCGATGCACAGTAGAGAGCATCTGGCCAGATTCTACAACCATTTTGGGTATATGTTTATCGCACTGTAATTGTGCAGCTTTCACAGGATCAGTATCTAAAATAAATATATTCATAATGTATATTCTAATGTATATTCTAATGTATATTTGAATGTATATTATATCACAGTTTGAGTAAAAAGTAAACCCCCTTTCGAGGGTTTACTCGAGTTTTGCTTTAACCTCCGGCGGCCTGCATGTACTTAATTGTCTCGTCGATATACTCGGCTTTCCTTTGCATCTTATATGCTAGAGTTTCTTTACCTTTCTTCAATAAATTTTTACGATAGTGTAGTATCTCATTACGATCTTTTTTCAAACGTTCAATTTCTTGACAATTCATAAAAGCCTTCCTTATGTTAGTTATGAGTGTTATTACTATCATAATATAGCCTACTCTGCTATTAGATCAGGAAATGCTTCCCGACATAGCTTTTTGGTTATGCCGATGTAATTTAAAGAGCCATCCTTTACCTTACACAGCAATTCGGCCTCAGCTGGAGATACTGCTTCCAATAGCCGAATAAATTGATTTTCTCTTTTTATTTGAGTGAGTGTTGCTGAATGAGCATTTCTAAAAAATTGCTTAAATACACCTTGTTTGATTGCTACGTCTAAATTAGATTTAGCTGTTTTAGCTGGAGTGTATGGAGGTGCGCCTTCTGGCAATAGACCTATACTTCTAATGGAAGGATCAAAATTCCATTTTAGAACTACGCGCAGAGTTTGTGAATCGTTTTCTTTCAATGCTTCTAGTCTTTCGTCTCTCGATTTTAATTTATTAATATCTTTTAAAATTTCTGCTACGGTTTTACCCATTATAAAATTCCTCTACTACTTCAATCAAATGTTTGCATCTTTTCTTAATAAGATAGTTTAGCACTTTCATTTTCATTGGCAGTTTTTGTGTGTTATATGTATTTATAATTTCCTGACTTAAATTTTCAGGTGTTTCGGTTAGATCGATCAATTTTCTATTGCGTTGGTAATTGCGATAGATTTCTTCTGGCATGACCTCTCTCAATCTATCTGCAGACTCGATCCATTCATCAATTCTGGTTTGACGTAATGGTGTTTGTTTGAGTGAGTCCACAAATGTATTGTCTGGGGATAGTATATTCGGGACACCGTCTCCAGTGTCGCCACGCATAATATGATTCCACATATATGTATGTGGGTTCTTGTCTGTAACCATTTTCTTTTGAATCGGAGAAAACTGTTTAACATTATTGAATCTGTGTAGTTGAATAAAATCTTTATCTGAGGATACGATCATTACTGGCTCGTGTTGACCAAACTCTTGTGTTTGTAGAGTCAGTGTAGCAATTACATCGTCTGCCTCAGCGCCATCTATTTGTATAACTTTATACGGGAGATTTTGCTGTATCTCTTCTCGTATAGTATTTATTATTCTAAACACCTCAGGCCAATCCATATCGGAATTGTTATCGCGTTTCTTTTTGCGATTGGCTTTATATGCTGGATATGCCGTCTTTCGCCAATTGTTTGGACTATCAACACATATAACCATTTGGCCATATTCATCTCGGTATTTCTTATTATACATACGAATACTGTTTAGAATCATATGGCGTATCATGTTTTCATCATTTAATTTCTGCACTATAATATTGCTTAGTGCTATCTGACTATAATCAAGTAATATCATCGTCGTCCCATTCACCTAATTGTTGTTTCAATTCTATAGCTTTTAACTTAATATAAAGACTATCTGCTTCTTGCTGTAACTTATGGTCTACACCTAAAAACCTAACGAGTGCTGTGTGTAGTAGATTAACTATGACATGAAAATCTCTGGCTTCTCCGTATTCATGATTTCTTGCATCAAAGCCTTTTAACCAAGTGATATCTTCTTCTGACAGTCTATCTATTTCATCAGCCATTGTGAGTATCAGATGCTGCGCAACTTCCGTGCATTCACCTAGATAATCTTGTAAGATTTCTGTCTCATCACGTGGTTCTTCTACTACTTTTCCCGAAGGAAACTCTATTATTTTTCCCATAATGTGTATATTATATCACACTCCGAGTTATTTGTACAGGGTTTTAATTGCATTGCCACCAAGTTTTATTTGAATGATTCCATTATAATAGTCATCAGTTAGGAGAACACCTCGATCGAACTGCTCTTTAGCTTCAAGGTAAGCGCATTCACCTTTAGTCTTGCATAAGTGAAGGATCTCTCTTGTAAAAAGATCCTCACCGTGTTTCTCAACGTCTGCCTTTAAATGTTTATTAGACCCATAGTAACTTTTCCAATCACTCTCTACTAATAATCTTTGACGACGCTTTCTTGTTTTTGTTTTTGGCTTAGTCTTCTTAAACCAAAAGAATTTCTTACCTACGTACTTCTGACCTGTCTCTTTGTTAGTTATCAAATAAACAAATCCATATAATTGTTTGTGATCACAATCTTCAGGTAAGCTATATTCTTTTCCTTCGTAAATCCAATCCATTTTATTCGCTGAAGTCTAATTCATAATCCTCTTGAACTTCTTGTTCAGCTCCGCAATACGGACAGTGTATAGTTTTTGGTGGATCATCTTCGAATGTGATTTCGCATGATGAAAAACAGTTAATACACTCTAGTGATACTTGGCCCGGTATTTGCATTTAATCTCCTTAACTATCTCGATTTTGAAGCCAACGACTAAACTCTGGATAACCACCAATCGGTGTATCATCTGAGCTAATCTGAGGGACTGACATTGCACCTGGAAACTTTTCTAACAATTCATCTTTGGTGTAATCGACACCAAGCTTTTTATAAACATATTCAACGCCACCTTGTTCTGCAATATTCTTAGCCATATCGCATCGTGGGCATTGATCTTTTCCATAAATATTAATCATAAACTTAAACCTTTAAGTACGTTATCGTCAACATCTTGTTTTACACCACCAACAACATAAGAGCTGATTTCTGTTTCTTGTGGTGCTACCTGTACATCGCTTCCACCAATCCACTTTTGTGTCCATGGTAGAGGATTAGCTTGTGGAACTGTATAAGGACATTGAAGACTTAATGCTCTCATTCTTTTACAGCCAATCCATTCTATATATTCTTTTAGAATAGCCTCATTTAAGCCAATCATTGAGCCATCTCTAAAGAGGTAATGTGCCCACTCTTTCTCTTGCTCGATTACTGATTCAAATAGCTTAATTACTTGTGGCTCCATTTCCTTTGAAATCTTAACAAAGTCTTTGTCTTCTTGTAATAGCTTCTTGATCATCATTGTAGTACCAGCAAGGTGTGTGTTCTCATCTCTTGCGATAAACTTGATAATCTTAGCGTTACCTTCCATCTTCTTGAGCTCAGCAAATGCCCATGAGCATGCGAAGGATACATAGAACCTAATACCTTCGAGAGCGTTAGCACTCATTAAGCACATCCATATCGCTCTCTTATGATCCATCTTACTAATATCCGAGCTTTCATTAGCTGCAATTAGATCATCGTAATATTGCGCGATATCTTTACCGCACTCTAGT